GATCGGTCCGACAAAGCCGGGTTCTGCTTGATTCGATTGACGAGTTAAATAATTACCAAACAAATTACCTAATTGACTAAATCCACCTCCACCACCCATAGAACCTCCTACACCACTCAAAAATGTTCCCATTGGGCTATATCCTTGATATTGAGAATATGCTTGTGAAGCCGCAGCTTGTGGCTGTAAATAGAGTTGACCAGCTCTAGCACCAGCACCTGCTTGTTGAGAAGCTAAATCTAAACTCATTTGATATGGATTTTGTCCTAATCCTTCTATTGTTTTTGCCATGTTTAATTGTGTCTCTAATGGTCCATATCCAGCAGAAGTTAAACGAGGAACTTGACCAAGCAATTCTCCACCTGTACCAAATAATCCAGCACCAAAGCGTGTCTGTGCCATTCCTTGTTCTTGTCCACGAGCAGCAAGTTCTAAATCTTGTCTTCCTAGTGCATTGTAGTATGCTTGTAACTCAGGCGATGTTGGAGCGCTGCCTGTTCCTGTCTGTACTCCTAAACCACCACGACCTTTAGCAAATAAAGTTCCTCTAACATTAGCAAGTTGTGCTTGTCTACTAGGAGCAAGAAGTTCTTGTTGCTGGCTTACATATCGCTGTGCTGCTTCCTGCGGAGATGTTGCAAGGTATTGTTGACCTAAATTAAACAAGGAAGCTGCGCCGCCCATGATAGGCTGCGCTGCCGTTCCTAATTGAGTTGGATCGTAAGTGCTTATGCCTGTTAATAAACGATTTTGTAAAGCCTGAAGTTGTGGACTTAATGTATATCCAGCTTCTTCGACTTGTCCTAATTCATTTGTTCTAAACCGAGAAGTTCCGAATCCGGTCGTTAAACCGATAGGACGAAAACCTGCTATATCCGATGCTCTTTGTCCAGCTGCTCGTAGAGTTTCCGCTTGTTGTTTAGAAGCGTCAGCAGCCTTACTACCGGAGATTAATCCTCCTCCGAGTGATAGGACTGGACCTGCGATTGCACTAACAATGCTACCCATTATTTGCTCCTACTATAAATATTATACATTTGTTTATCATTACCTAAAAAAGGTTGTTCATATTTAAAACCAATTATGCTGCCAAATTTACTCAGCTTCTTATCTCGTTGATGTACCATCGCTACTAAGGGACAGTTTATTAAATATTGTAAAATGTTTAAGTCTTCTAAATACTTTACTTTAACGTCTGCTGTCCATCTTCTTACATCTGTATGAAACCACAACATTCCTTCAAAGAATTCAAGAAACATTGTGTAGTCGTCACGCAAGACTACTGGAACCTTCATGTTTAAGTTTGTGAAGCCTCTAAAGCAAGAACCTTGTTTTTAAATATTTCAAGTTCAGCCGTTAGTTCTTTAACTGCATTAACTAATGCAAAAAGAATTTCTGAAGAATCAACAGTTTTATAACTATCTGAATCCGTACCAACAATATTAGAAAATGGTGTTTGTTCAACTTCTTGAGCAATTATACCTACATATGTTTTATTAATAGGAATACCAGTTTTTTTATCGATGTATTTATATGAAACAGGACGTAAAGATTTAACAGCATTAATCCCTTTAGTATAATCTACTATATCTGTTTTTAAACGAGCATCAGAACTAGAGTTAAAGGAACCTCCACCGGGTTTGCGAACATCGCTCAAATTAAATTCAGCGTATGATGTTCCATAAAATTGACAAAAGTTTTGTCCAGCATAGCCAACACCAATAGCATTAGCAGATGAATCATAAGCTAATCCACGATCATCTGTATTTCCTAACCCAAGACGATGTGACGATCCAGTTAAAAAAACACGAGCTATAGGCGTTCCTTCAATGTCTATTCTAACTTTAGAAGAATTTAAATAAACAGAACTATTAGAATCAAAATTATAAGTAGTAGATGTTATACCACCAGTAAATGTTTTAGCACCAGTAAAAGTTTGAGTCGTACTCAATAATGCCCCAGTATTGGTTACAGTAACTGCGCCTGTATAAGGACCTGCTCCAGTACCTGATACAGAAATACCTGTACCAGCTGCTACTGAAGTAACACCAGAACTAACTGCAGCAATCTTACTAGCAACATAAGCTGTGGTAGCTAATTTAGTAGACTCATCTGCAGAAGATTGTGTAGGAGCAGTAGGACTTCCTGTCAATGAAGGACTATTTAAGTCTGCTTTGGAAGATATAGCAGAAGCTACGGCAGTTAACTCAGTATCAATCTCCGCACCTTTTACAATCTTTCCTGCATTACCAGTAGGTAAAGAATCTTTGGCTGTGAAGTTAGTTGCTTTTACATAATTAGACATATTGTTTCCTTAGACTAGAGTCTTTCCTTTTTTAAGTGCTACATCAATCTTTTGAATTGATAGAGGATTACCATTAATATCTGCTTCTAAACCTAATTGTATAATTGTGCCTTGACCGTTTGCATTTATAGAGAAACGATCTAATACAATTCCTCCACCATATTCAGCAATATTATATTCTGCTATATTATATTCAGAAATTGTTGTTGTATCTAAAGTATAAGTAGTAGCCTGATAGTTTTCACTATAATCAAAACTCCATTTAACAGCTACAGATTGATTTGTTCCACCAATTAATACCCATCCAATTTTCTTTAAAATCTTTAATGATGTGGACGCATCAAAATCAAAATAGTTTGTAAAGTACTGTAAGCGATATGGAGTACTATTATCACTATTACCGAAGTATTTACCAATGTATCCCGGTTTTCCGATTAATAAATTTCTATCCTGTGTTACACAAAATGCTTTTGGTTCTATACGATCCCAAATAGTCACTCGCATTGAACCGTTTTGTAATGCTCCTCTAGTGTCGAAACAATATACAAATTTAGTAGTAGGAAGAGTTAATAAATAAATAGCATCACGTTCGTAATAAATGCTTTTAATCTTTGTTAAATCTGTTTCAGATGCTACGGCAGACATTAAATCATCACGAACATTTTTAGAAATATCTCGCATTGGTAGCGATTTTTCTTGAATTACTCGTTGCAGACTACGAATTCCTGCGTCAGATAAAAACAATACATCTGTACCTAAACTTTGTACTGAATCACGAGCAATACAGCCTACGTTACTTAATACTTCAACTAATGCTAACGCAGCAGTATCTAAAGGATTGGCATAAATTGCTGTATTCTTTTTACCAAAGAATATAATATATCCGTTATGTGCTGCAGCTGCTACGACGGGATCGCCATTAGGTAACACCTCTTGTAGATTTAAATAGCCAGCAGAACCATTTAAGAAGTCTGTTCCTTCTAATAAATTACTAAAATAAACTGTTTGTGTATCGCCTACTATCCCACCGCACCAAATTCTTCCGTAAGCAGACAATACCCAACTAGGAGCAAAAGTAGAAGTAGTGTGATTAGAAGGAAGTGTAGCAGCGTCTCCTACACGCTGATAGCCAAATGTGCCACTATCATGAGCATTAAAAGCACCTCCTGATGTAGGTAGTTCATGATACACTAGCATAGGATGTCCTGCTTGTGCTAAATACACATGAGGCTGAAAATCACTTACATCACCATAAGATAAAGCAGCACCTTGCCAGTTATTATCTGTAATTGTATAAGTAGCATTACCACTATTAGTTGCATTTCGTACTGTCTTAGTAGTCATTGTAGTTGATCCTACAAATAACTTATTATTACCAGCACTAAGTACATCTGTACCGCCGCCAGTGACTACTTCAAAAATAAACTCTACAGGATTTGCTGCCCCTAAATCAGTATTAACAGATGAGTTTACTGGTGTCCATCCACGACGAGCGCCAATACGACCATATTTATCGATCACACAGTTTTGTGCCTTCAGAGCATATCCTGAAGCTAATGTAACACTCGATTCTTGAGTATTAAGTCCGTAAAATCCCGGAGCAGCAATCGATGCTGTTTGTAATTGACTAGCCATTTATACCCAGTTCCACTGAGATTCTTCAATGTATCTATTAGATTCTAATGAAATTGCATCAGCTAAACTTTGGCGATATAATGTATAGGTTTCTCCCGATTGAACACCGCCATCTTCTCCACGCTCTGCTTGCGCCCTAGCCAATGCGCCTAAAATGACTGGCTCATCTGGAACTAGCAAAACATCAGCATTAACTGCTAAAGGTACTTGTGGTTTTATAATGTTAAAACGAATGTTATAAACACCATTAGGAATTGGAAATAAATCTACTTGTGTATCTCCATTAGAATTAGTACCGTTAAAGTTATAATACTGTGGAGAACCTTTCTGTGCTGTTGTCAATAGAAATTGCTGATCCATCCAAATCGTAGGAGCATTCATTAAAAACGCATCGCTTGTATCATTTAATACATCGATAACACGAAATCGTTGACCAGACCCAACTAAAACATAGTTAAAGACATCGTTTGATGTCGTTGCTGATAGTGTTTCTGAAAGAGAATTCCAGTTATACGCATCTTCAACTTGTCGTTTTGCGTCATTTACATATTTAGCAATTAGTTTGACATAGGCATTATCTGAGACTGATGAAGCCTCTGGCTCACGCAGACGCACCAATACATCGTTTACAAGTTGGATATAATTCATTGAAGCCATTCGTTATCCTATCATAATTTGACTATTTTGTCAAGTAAAATCTTAACAATCCCATTTTTTCAAAGCTAATGCTTTTCGGGTTGGTCTTCCTTTTTCGTCCTTCATTGGACCTTTTACACCACTCATCCTTGCACAGAATGACTTACGTCGTTTAGCTGCTTTAGGGGACTTTGCAGCCTCTTTTGCCGAAACTGGAGGTTTGAGATTAGCTCCTTCAGTTCTCTTGAAATAAGCCCTTCCTTTGGCGTTTAAACCACCTTCAGGGTTCTGATATACCTTTTTAACCATTATTTCTTCTTCTTAGCTGTTTTAGCAGACTCAATAAAGGCTTTAGCGGTAGGAGCGCCTTTACTGCCTACCTTACGCATCCTTTCACCGGAACCCGCCTTGATACGACGACGCTTAGCTGCGATATTGGCATACAAGCCCGGTTTAGTAGCCACGCATAGCTCCCATCTTCTTCATGGGCTTAGCCACTACTTTAGCACCAGTCTTTTTAGCATATTGCTTAGCTTGCTTCTTACCTTTAGTTGTATATGGGAACTTCTTCTCTTTTACCATTGGCATATTACTTACCTTTCTTCATTGGTTTAGACATTCCAGCTTGACTTAAAGCAATTGCTACAGCTTGTTTACGAGATGTTACTTTCTTAGGAGACTTACCAATATTTAATTCTCCTTTTTTGTATTCCCGCATTACTTTAGAAATCTTCTTCTCTGCTTTAGTCTTCTTCATTGCTACTCCTTAGTTATATTGTTGGACGGTACTACGTTGCTCTATTTCAAATGTAGCTACAATCGTAGTAGTTGAACCAGTTTCTGAAAGTGCTCTAAGTTCATCTTTTTCGTCCATCAGGAAGTAAAAACCACTATCTAATATGAGAAAATTCTTTGCTGTTAAGTTATACTGATATAATATTTCTATTGAAACATTCTCACTAGCATCATACCAATACACAGTAATATGTTTAGCAGAAGTACTGTGGTTACTAACTAGAATATTTGTAGCTTTCGCCATGTTCCTAGTTGGAACAGTAAATAATGTAGTCAGTGTATTGGCAGTAAGATTTTTACCTACGGAATGTGGTCTACTCATTTAAGTACCAAGGTTAACAAGGTTATAATAATAAATCCAGCAGTGCCTAGTAAAATCTGCTCTAGTCTTTTTAGTCGAGCGTGTATTTGTTCGTAGCGAACTTTACATACTTCTTCGTGACTTAGTAGTTTTAATTCAGCTTCGGTCATATTTTCTCAATCCAAGAAGTCGTTGTTTCATCCCATGTATATTCTTTTCCATCATCTGGGCGAGGAGTTGGTGCATCCCATAAACAAGTATTTTCGTTTAAAATCCAGCTTGCAAATGGTTTTGGCGGGATAAACGCATCACGAGTAGAGTCATAAGAGTAGCCAATACCAGCATAGTTTTTACGCAATGGTCTACCTTCTGGATGTTGACCGCCATATGTATTGTAAGATGTTTTAATCCAACCTGTTCCAAACAAACCTGAATCAATAACATCTTGTTCAGCAACGATGACTTGAGTTACTATTCCGTTTTCTATTTTAGCAAAATGAGACATATTTACCTTAGAAAGTGATTGAACCTGAAGAAGTCCATTGATATATTCTGTAGCCACCAGAGGTTGTTATTGTTGGTGAGCCTGTTGTTGAAGCAGCAGCATTATAAGCGTCAGAATAACGAATAATTACAATTCCTGATCCACCCGAACCACCTGCCCCGCCTGATCCACCTGAATCACCGCCACCACCGCCACCCCCACCTGTATTTGTTGTCCCAGAAGTTGCAACAGTATTATTAGATGAACCCGCTCCGCCTCCGCCTGATCCGCCTGCACCAGCAGCAGAGACAGAGCCTCTAGAACCGCCACCGCCACCGCCTGCATAAGTTACAGAAGAACCTGAGATTGATGATGCCGTACCAGCACCGCCATTACCAAGACCTGAAGTATCACCACTACCACCAACAGCACTAGCACCGCCACCGCCAC